TATAAGGTTTAGTCTCTTTAGCAAAAATGTTTTGCTTGCCGTATTCAGTAATTACGTGAGAGTTCATTTAAAAAATACCTGGGATAATTTGTCCAGTTGTTGCATAAGCACCAAAAGCTGCAACGATACCAATCATTGCTGCCCAACCATTAAACTTTTCGGCTTCAGGAGTCATGAGAATAAGAATTCGATTCCTTATATATTACATTAAGTTTTATTAAGAACTAGGTAGTTATCCCTACTAACAATTAAAAGCATTAAAAAACCCCTGTATTTACAAGGGTTTATAAGAAAGTTTTAATTTAAAAACTTAGAAAGAATACTTAACCCCTACTTTAGTGCCGTAGCTGTTGTCATCATCTGTATCGGAATCAGCTGTTAAGAGTGAAAGTTCACCATAAACACCAAGCTTTTCAGTTGCTGCAAAAGAACCACCAAGCTTACCAGAAATTCTTGTATCTCCATCAGCACCGTCAGGACGAACTACAGCTGGACCACCTTGAATGTAATAACTAACAGCACCTGCTTCACCTTCAAGACCTACATGAAATTCTGTAGTAGCAGTTGTAAAATCTTTACCTGCAAATGAACCGTTGTTTTCAACGTTGACATAAACGCCAGCAAAAGCAGAAGGAACTGCAAGAGTACTTACTGCAGCTACGGTAAGAAATGATTTAATCATTTTAAATATTTATTATTCTTTTGAATCTAGCATTAAAAAAATAGATATAAATACTTAATGAGACAGTTATTTAATTATCATCTTTTAAAGCTTGTATAACTAAAACAATTAAAAAAGCAGTTAGATATGTCCACGCAAAAGTATATGCAAACTCACTCATTGTCCTACAAGACTAGGAATAATATTTACATCTAACCCAAGAAATGGAGGTATTCTCCCAAGGATTCTGAATAAACCATCAACAAAAGCAGCTAAGCAAAAGAAGCCAAGAATGGCACTAATAAGTGTTGCAGTTTTGTTATGCTTGTCCATTGCAATTTCAATAGACCTATCAATCATGTTTTTAACGTCTTCTTTATTCATTTTTTAATTTGTATTTATATTTATTGTATTAAAAGATTACCCAAAAAAAAGCCTCCCGTTAAGAGAGGCGTATCAAGTTGTATATTCTTTTAACCTACAGTTGGGGCTAAAAGAGCTACAGGAGTTGATTCAGTTGAGGCTAAATCAAGTGGGAAGTTATGAGCATTACGCTCGTGCATTACTTCCATACCAAGGTTTGCACGGTTGAGTACATCACCCCAAGTAGGGACAACCTTTCCTGATGAATCAACAACAGACTGGTTAAAGTTAAAACCATTCAAGTTGAAGGCCATGGTGCA